TTTAATCATGACATTAGCCACCTAGACAACATCGAAGAAATCAGAGAGGCATTGAAAAGAATATGACAATCAACATTGAGGGTGAACTATACCCTATACAACTATCATTCGCTACTTTGCCGTTTGGGTACTTCATTAAGGCATTAGACGAAAAAGACCCGTTACAGCGATTATCGTCAGTTAGCAACATACCACTAGACAAACTAAGCAAGCTATCATTTGAGAGCCTTTCGCAATTGTTTGAGTCTTATGGTTACATTGACCATTTAGAATTGTTGGGCGAAGGTGTTGAACCTTATGATATAGGCAACGATAGCTGGGGCAAGTTTGAGCGTGCAAAGTTAGCAGTTGATACTAAGCAGAACGGATTGCGCGTTGCGCTGTCTATTGCTACGGTATACACGAATAAGGATTATATTGGTATTCCAACACTAGAGGCTTACAAGGAAGTAAAATCATACCTAGATGGATTCGCAGCCTTTAACGAGCGATACAAGCGGCTTAACGATTGGAAACCAACAAACGAACAAATGTTGGCAGGGATAGATAGATTTAAAGACTTTGGCATCATGCCGCAATTCTTTCAGATTCGTAAAAGCTACCCTAACCTTTCAGACGATGAAGTGTGGGAACTTAAAGCCGAAACAATATATTACAAGTTTTTGATTGACTTTGAGCAGTCAATGTTCGACAAAGCATATAGCGAGGTAATCAGTAAGAAAAAATAATTTGCCTAGTAAAAAATCATTTTAGCCCGTTGCGGTAACTTCGCAGCATGGCAAGCCATAGGCAACATATTATAGATTTGGTAAGGCAAGCGGCTGAGGCTGTCAATTACAGCGGCACGTTTCTACTTAGCAGTCGTAACCAAGTAAGTCTATACGCGCCCAACGAACCTGCACCATTCATTCACCTATTTAATGATTTTACTTTACAGCGAATAAGCACGGGCGGACGTATTCTTAACAACAGTTTGAGGCGCTCAAGTCTGCTGATAACATTCATGTTTCAGGATACACAAGAAACCACACCGCAAGAACAAGAAGAAAGAATCGAGGAAGCGGAGGCATTGGCGGAATCGTTTGTTCAATGGTTTCAGGATAACGAACAGCAAGTCGAATCAGTAAGTACCGAACCCGTTTACAGAATAACAGCAGGGATATTAACGGGTATTTCTCTAACAATGACAATAGTTACCGATGTTGGATGTGAGTAGCTTGCTTAATGAGGTAGGGGCTAAGATTGTTGCGGATTTGAAAAACGATATTCGCAATAAGACAATTACTAAGTACGGAGCTGTTAATGCTAGCGGACGGTTGGAAAAGTCAATTGACTATAAGGTAGAAGGAACGCGGCTGATTGTTACGGGTGAAAGTTATATCTACTTTTTGGAGGCAGGAAGGCAGCCAGGCAAAAGACCGCCTTACGATGAAACATCTACTAAATACGGAGTAAAGAAGTTTGGTAAAAATAAAGGGCAACCTAGAGGTGACTATCCAAACATTTCGGAATGGATAGAAAGCAAGCCAAGCGCCCAAGCTAATTTCGGTTGGAATCAGTTAAGGGATTATGAAAAGAAAAGCATAGTTTATGCAATAGCGAAAAAGATAGGCGCTAAAGGCACAACTATTTATCAGCAAGGCGGAAGCGACTTAGTTAGCGCGGTAATCAACAAGGACATTATAGACTTCATCCAAAATAAACTATTGGAGGGATTCAATACTGAAACGGTTCAATCATTTCGTTCACAAGTGGTAAGAATAGCGGCATGAGTGATAACTATACCATACAAACACAGCCCGATTTATGGGCAAGCGCTCACAAGCCTATCCGCTTTGTGTACGATATGCCGTTCACATTTGCAAACTTTACCGATAATAACGGATTGGTAAGGGTTACGGGATTAAGTTCAGCGTTGGCAGGAGGTAAGGTGTTGGTAGTTGGCGACTTAATATACATAAACGGAGGTATTTACAAGGGCTATCACACAATCGTATCAAAGTTTAGCAATGTAGACTTTACTCTTAGTGCTGTTTATACTGCTAATCAGAGCGGCATTATGATTAAATACGCCACGCCTCCGCAATGGCAGATATGGAAAGGCTACCAAGATAGCGAAGTGGTTGGAACAAACCCGTTTCCATTTACTAAGGTTGCTGATTTTAGCCCTGAAGGTAATGCACAAGGGCTGTTATCATTCGACATAAGCGGATACATTAAGGCTGCAATGCCCGAAATAGTACCACCAACAGAGGGCACGGATTTAGGAGGGGTATTCAGTAGCATAGAATACAGCCGCTTTATGCCATACAGAATATTGATTGGCACGAATCCAGAATCACTATACTTTGAAGATATTTATTTGGCGTTGAATAGTATCATTGAAAGCGATGTGTTGAACGCTGAATATTTAAACACAGCAAAACCATTGAATAGCAACGCGCTTCTTTTTTCGTGTGGCACTACATGGCTTACGTATTTGAATGACAGCCTAGTTCAAACATTTAGATTTGAGAACGGTGGAACTTTGCCAAACAGCAATGGATTTAGTAACGATTTTTCAACAGATTTCTTAATAACATAATTATGTCAGCACTAAGTAAAGCAGCACTCAAAGCAGCATTTGAATCATTGCCAACGCCTATCACACGGGCAGCATTGGAAACATTGTTCGATAACACTATTGATAGTTATCAGGACACTTTGCCGCAACTCACAACAGCGCAAATTAATGACCTAACACCTACGCTTAATCAACTTGTTTACAATACAGATACTAACTTTGTAATGCAATACAACGGTAGCGTTTGGGTGTCTTTAGTGCCGATGCTGATAGGCGACACGGCAACTATTAACGCAAGCACTCCAAAGGCAGGACAACTATTTTACAACACTACGTTGCAAGCGCTGTTGTTCGGGAATGGAGCTACATTGAAAAACTTGTATGATAACATTTACAACACCGATGGAACGCTTACGGCAAACAGAACGCTTACACTCGATGACAAGTATTTAGCGCTAGGTAATTCCGCAAGCAACGAGCCAACTTTGTCTATTGGCGACTTAACGCCATTTGGTGGCGACCCTGATAGTATTGTAGGTGTAGCTGGTTATTATGGTTTGCAATCTTACATAAGTAGAGGAGATGGATTTTTCTTTGAGATGCGCAATGATGATGAAAATGCAGAAGCTGTTTTTGTGATGACCCAGCAATCTGGGAACCTTAACATTGGCGCTATAACTGTTTATGACGAAGATGGTTCAGTTCAAAGGGGTAGGATAGCTGCAAGTTACGACAAATCAACGGGCGTAGGATACGGCATGATTTGTATGGTTTCTGATTATGACAACACTAGCAATAACTACCGAAACTATTTTGCAGCATACAATAACTTTATCAAAGGTAGATATTATCACAGCTACACGGGGGAGTTGATGGCTATAACCATTGACGATTCAGGGCTGCAAGTAGATGTTGACGGAGTGGCATCATTCAATATTGATTATAACGGGGTAATCAGTTCGGAAACATTGGCGGCATTGGACTTTGCAAATGACGCGGCAGCAGCGGCAGGCGGTGTAATGGTAAACGGATTGTATCACCACAATGGAGCGGTAAGAATAAGACTAACATAACATGAAAATCACTCTCAAAAAATACACTGGTTGCAATTCGCAAAGCACATTTATTCAGGATGATGTGCCTAGTATTCTTTTGGGTGTGCTTACCGATTACAACGGTCTGTATTTAGGCGGCAACACATACGACACGCCACCTTTTAGCGTTACGATTAACAAAGACGAAACAGATACTTTCATAACACGGTGGGATATTGACATTGCAGGAAGCTACGCAAACGGAACATATCCGCTATCATTTACGGGCACGGATGGTAACGAGTATTTTATTGTCATTGAGGTTGTGGATGCTTGTGAAATACCTACATACAATCTAAATTGCTGCAATGCTTACAATCTTGTTTGGGTTAATCGTGAAGGCGGTTTTGAAAACTATATCTTCACGGGGAAAAATCAAATCTTTGAAGTTGAAAGTGGGGATGAAATAACCTTTAAGACTTCCGATTTAGTGCGCAAGTTTGCCGAAAAGAAAAGCATTTACCGCGCAATTCAGATTGGTAGCGGCAAAATACCCAAGTCACATTCAACAAAGATTGAAAGCCTCCGTAATTCGATACAAGCGTGGCTATACGATGAAAATGCGCCTATCTATATTGACTTTGAACAAAGGTTTACACCTATCTATTTAGAATTTGACAGCTTTACGGTACTCGACACCTCCGAAAAGGTTTATGAAGTGAATATCCGTTTCTTAATCGCTAAAGAACTTGCAATACAATCGCAATGATAAGCCTACTGATTGAAGATGTTGAAGTTGATGTGTTACAAACGGAGCAGATAGTTACCGAGTACAGCGTTGCGCCTATTGGCGACATTAGCAAACGGACGGGCGCTAGGTCAATACAATTTAAATTGCCGCGTACAGCAAAGAATAGAGCGGTATTTGAGGCGAGTGAGTTACCTATAAGTACAAGCGCAAAGCCTTACCAACGATTGAAAGCTAGGTTGTATGTGGATGGTGTGGACATGAACATACTATTCGCCACACTCGAAAGCGTAAAAGACTACTATTTTATTAGGGTGTACGGTTCAAACGTGGACTTTTTCAATATAATCAAAGACAGTAAGTTGGCTGATTTGAACCTTAACGATTTAAACCACCATTGGGATTTCTTGACCGTCCGAAATTCGCGCTTAAATACAGATGGTTACATTTATCCCTTAATAAATTGGAATGTTGGGGATGTGGTTGGTGATACAGCACGTGAGCAATGTTTTAGGCTTTTAGTTTCGGTTTATGCCGAAACGCTATTGCAGCGGATTTGTTCCCAAAATGGGTACACACTTAACAACTTGCTTTTAAATGATAGCGATTACACCTATGCAAAAATAGTAGTGCCATCAGGTACAGTAGATTACGAAAGGGACCTTAATGCTAATAAATACATTTCAGAATTTCGCAGTGTTGGAACTCAGTTTTTTATCGGTTCGGCTTTTCCATCATACTATGAATTTAATTGTGTAACTTATGCACAAAATGAAATTTATTTTGTAGATAATGACAATGTAATTGGTTCAATGTTATACTTTCCGCAAAGGCTTACTTTTGATTATGAGATTTCGTTTACAGCTACTAATGTAAGTAGTGCTGGAGCTACAAACGCGCAAATACGTTTCACACGCGATTCTTTCACAACATTAGAAACAACGTTTGATTTTACTTTGGCAGCAAGCGAAACAAGAGTAATAACTACAAGCGGAAGTTTTGATACATTTAATTTCCCAAATGCTTTAAATCCATTTGCATTTAAAGCACTTCTTTACTCGGGACTGCGAAGTGTAGATGTTTCGGGGTTTATTTTAAAAATAACAAATGTTGAATGTATAAATAAAACACCTATACTCTTTGACAATGGAGTTGGAAGGGAGTCTGTAAAAAATTACGTTACCGTTGCCAACTTATTACCTGACCTCAAACAATCAGACTTCCTAAAGAACTTTCTGCAATTGCATGGCGCTATTGTGCAAGTAAACGAACAAACTAAAGTTGTAACGATTGCCAAGTTTGAGCAGGTGCTAAACAACCTAAGCAGCGCAGTAGATTGGACGGGCAAGTTAGATTTTGTCGAAGAGTACGAAACCAAGTTTCAGCTTGACTACGCACAAAATAATTACCTACGCTACAAAGATGAAGACGGAGTAATTAAGCCCGAAGGAACGGACAGCAATCTGACTGTTGCCGATGAAAATCTAGAGTTTGAAAAAGACTTTATCACACTAGACTTTGGCGCAACTGAAAGCGATGTTTGGTTTACCAATGGCAACAACGCATTTAACTATAACACGCCAAACATACCAGTGTTGGTGGATGGATTGGTAGAAGAAACAACAGAGCCGCGTCTGCTTTACTTAAAACAGATTGACGGCTACACACATACCTATCGCGATGGCGCAAGTCAATTCGATGTGAACACCTCCGCACCTATCGCATGGTTTATTGATGATGATTTTAGTCATTCGCTAGGATTTGGCAGCGACCTTTACGAGCGCTACTATTCTTTTTTAGAGGGTATACTAGACCGCACCAAAGTAATTGAGGCTAAAATCAGATTGAACACCTCCGATATAGCGCAACTTGATTTTTTAAAGCCCGTGTATATTGGTGAATTGGACGCGCATTTCTATGTGAGTAAAGTTAAATTTGACTACACATCGAACGCGAGCAGCATTGTTGAACTTGTAAAACTATTGTAATGGCAGAATCAGTAATATTTGAAGTAAACATACAGGATGCTTTAACCAAGTTATCTAATTTGCAAGCTGCTATTGAGCTGAATAAGCAGGCACAACAGTCATATCAAGAAGTTGTAAAGTCAGGCGCTGATGTAAGCGGTGAAGCGGCAAAGCAATTAGAAAATTTAAAGGTTGCGAATAAGAATTTAGGAAGCGAATATCGCAGCGCACAACGTCTTTTGGAGGGCTACACGGGTGCGCAAAAGGATAACATTGACACTACCAACTTTGCCAACAATAGTGTAAGGCAAAACCGTTTGCTATTAAAGCAACTTACGGAGCAATATAACGATGCAAGCGCAGCCGCACGTAACACATTAGCCCCTTCGATTAAAAGGCTTTCTGATGAATTAAAAAGCCAAGAAAGTGCTATTGGAGATAATAGGCGTAGTGTTGGGGGTTATGCAGAAGGTATACAGAAAGCCTTTGGAGAACTGAAAATAGGGAATGTACAGCTATCAACTTTGCAGGATGGATTGAAAGGCGCAACTAACAGCTTCAAAGCAGCAGGCGGAGGGGTAAAAGGATTTAGCGCGGCACTTGCCACAACGGGATTGCCTTTAATTATTTTAGGGGTGCAACAGCTGATAAACGTGTTTGAGAAGTTTGAACCAGTAGCTGATGCCGTTGAAGACGCGACTACAGCCGTTAGTGCTGCATTTAATGCGCTAATAAACGGCGGCAACATAGCAGAGGCTACAAAGCAATCATTGGCGTTATTAGAAGTAATGCGCGATTTAGAAGATACTCAGGAAGGTTTTAATTTGCAGATTGAAAGGCAAAGAGCGCAAGTTGAAAAGCTAATTATTCAATCTAAGGACAGAACAAAAAGCGAAGAAGAAAGAATAAAATTGATTAATGAAGCGGAGGCATTAGAAAAGAAGATATACAATGAAACACTTAAGCGAAACGATATTGCCTTAAAAGAGCAAGAAGCTAACTTAATACAAAAGTCAGGATTGACAAAAAAGGAATTGCAGTTGCTTGCTGAAACATCTAATGCAGAAGATGAAAACTATAAAAAGGTATTGGCAAAGTTTGAAGACCAGACTGAAATAGGTAAAAAGGAATTAAAGCAATATCAACAAACACTCCAAGAAAGGGCGAAACTAGACGGGGAGCAAAACAAGAATTTAGAAAAACTAATAAATTCAAGAAATAAAATTGCCGAAAAAGAAGAGGAGCAACAAAAAAAGGCAAATGAAAAAGCAGCGCAAGAAAGGGAAAAGCAAAAAGCAGCCGAAGAAAAATACAGAAATGACATTGCCAAGTTGCAAGAAGAATTTAACCTAAGCGAAAGGCAGAAACTCGAAAAGAGTTTTACTGATAAAGTCAATTTAATAAAAGGCAACAACGCGCAAGAATTAGCCTTAATTGACACTATAAACAAAGCTAAAGAAAAAGCCTTAAAAAAGTTTGATGAGGACGCTGCAAAAAGAGAGGACGACTTGCAAAAAGAACGGATAGATAAACAAAGACAAAGGGCTATCCAAGCAATTAATGAACGCGCAACACTTAACCAGACTTTGTATGAAAATGAAGTTAAACGTGCTGAATTAGAAATAAAGAATGATGAAGAGTTAGCGCGTGAAAAAGAAAGGCTTGCATTGTTTAATCTTGAAAGGCAACTTGACACGTTAAAACAATTAGCAGCCGTTGATGGAGATATTACAGACCAAGAATTAGCAAACATCGAAAAGCTAAAACTTGCCATAAAAAGTTTAAAAGAAGAGGCTGCTAAACCAAGTGAAAGAACTTTAGCTGATGCAATAGGCGTAAGCAAAGAACAGCAAGAACAAATTAATGAAGGACTAGCCGTAATCAGTCAGTCAGTTAGCGCAATAGGCGAAGTAATTAACAGCGCTTACCAAGTTAGACTGAATGACATCGAGGCGGTTAAGAACGCTGAAATAGCAGCCATAAACGCAAGCGGTGCAAGTGCGGAACAAAAGACTAAAAAGGTACAAGAAGCGGAAAAGAAAGCCGCAATGGAGGCTTACGAAATCCAAAAGAAACAGTTTGAAACTAATAAGACTATTGCCATAATTCAGACCGTTATCAATACAGCCCAAGCGGTAATGGCGCAGCTTGCAAACCCTACGCCTTACGTGGGTATTGTATTGGCAGCATTAGCAGCGGCAACGGGCGCAGCACAGATAGCGGTCATAGCCTCACAAAAGCCACCTGCGCCACCTGCTTTTGCGGACGGCGGTAAAGTATTAAGCGGCCAAATGATTGGCGCTAGTGACGGCAAGCCTATACATCGCGGCAATGGCGATAATTTGCTTGCAACAGTAAAGACGGGTGAAGTCATTTTAAACCAAAGACAACAAGCGGCATTGGGTGGCGCGGCTACGTTTAGAAAGATTGGAGTGCCGGGCTTTGCTAGTGGTGGTTTAGTTGGTGACGGAGGTTTCGCAGCGCGTGGCATGACACGAGCAAGTGAAGACCGTTCGTTTATGACAGCAGCTATCCGAAGCGGTTTTGCAACAGCACCTCAGCCGATTGTAAGCGTAGAAGAATTTAATAAAGTTAGCAGTTCATCACAGCGGAGTGTCGCTGTTAGTGAGCTTTGATTGACCTAAAAAAGAAGCCACACACAAACCAACGAAAAGCAGCCTAGAATAAACCGCCCATTCGAGTATGTTGATGTTTAGTTCGCAAACTGCAAACACGAAATAAAAGCCTAAGATGATTAGCGCTTTTGCGGTGTAGTAACCGAATTTGAATTTAGATAGTTGTTTCATTTATTATTTGTCTTAATGTTTTTTGAATTGGTCTTATTAGTAAAATTTCATGCAAATGAATACCAATACTTAATCCAGTTATTTCGCTTTTAAAAAGATGAAAAGATAAAGAAGTTCCGTTTTTTATTTGAAAACTTAAAGATTCTAAAATAGATTGGTCAATCACAATACTTTGACCTCCTTTCATTAGCACTTCGTAATAAGTTATTTCTTTAGACATTGATACAATTTTAATAGTCTTTGATAATATGGCAAAAAAGTTTTGTTGCGCGGATGGTTTTGTAAGACGGCAATATGTGTGCTAACAAACAGCGGCACATCGAATATGTGTTCATGTGCTGATAGTTGCAATGTTTGAGGCAATTGCGCTAAATCAAACGCTTTAATCAGTTCGCTTAACTTCATGTGGCACGGGCATTATAGTAGTCAATGGCATTGCAGCGGTTACAACCTTTTCGGGCGTTACGCTAATCAGCAACATCTTACCTTTCTTCAACACGACTTCACATTGCTTTTCATTGGCTAAAAATCTAATTTGATTGACAGCCCAAATATGTATAGGAATATCGCAAGTCTTTTGTTTCAGCAAGTCATCAAACTGAATTACCTCCATGTAATGCCTTTTGATTTTAACCCTGCCACAATCAGAGAACGCAAAGCCTCACTTTCGCGCATTTCTTCCTCACGCATATACGCAAAGAACGCTTTAAATAGTTTGCCTTTCAATGATGTTTTAACTTGCGCGGTGTATTCTCCCGTTGGGCTTTCAGCTATGCTGTAAATCTTTTGTCCCGGTAGTTCCTTTGTTGGTTTGCGACCTGCTGCCATATTGTGCTAGTATGGTACAAACGTAGACTATTTAGTCCTAATAACCAAACACTACTTTTCCACAACCCATTTTTGTATCATGCAAAAAGTAATATACATTGACGGGTTTATAGGTGAAGCAGGGGGATTATTCTCCGAGGCTGGCTATACCGTTAAAGATTTGCAGCGTGACCTTGCAAGTATCACAGACGAACACACCGAAATTGTTGTGAATATCAATAGCGAAGGAGGCTATGTTACAGAGGGCTTTGCAATGTATGACTTATTAGTAGCCCACCCATTGCCCGTCATAACAGTAGGATTGCAAGCAGGTTCAATTGCATCTGTAATATTTCAAGCAGGCAAGAAGAAAGGCGGCAAGCGCAAACTATACACCAACAGCGAAGTGTTTATTCACAACCCTGCATGGATACCAAGCGCGCCCGAAGCGCACGAAGCTAGCGACCTTATCAAAATTGCAGCAGACCTTGAAAAGAACCAAAGCAGACTGATTAACTTTTATGTTGGATTGACGGGCAAAGACAGCGCAACAGTTCAAGATAAAATGAAAGCCGCTACAACATTTATAGGTGCAGAAGCAGTTGAGTTTGGTTTAGCTGATGAGGTTATCAGCACTTCAATTAACGCAAAAAAACACAATTACAATTTTCATAATCAAAATCAAACAATAATGCAAAACGTAAAAGATGCAGTAGTAAATGCCTTGAATGACTTTGCGGCAAAATACTTTGCAAAGCCTAAGGCTGTAAACATGGTGGTAAAACTGAAAGACGGAGTTGAAATCTTCGTTGAATCAGAAGACGGTGAATTTGAAGGAAAAAAAGCTTACTTAATGGAGGGCGGCAACATGACCGATACACCTGCGCCTGATGGCGAACACGCTTTAGAAGATGGTCGTGTTATCGTTGTGGCTAATGGTGTTATCACCGAAGTAAAAGAAGGTGCTGAAGACGAAACAACCGCTTTGAAAAATCAGATTGCTGAATTGCAAGCGAAGTTGGATGAAAAAGAAAAGGCGGTGAATGAAAAAGAAACAGAAGTGGTTGCATTAAACACAAAGTTTGACACCATGCAAAAAGAGTTTACCAAGCTGAAAGAAACCGTTTTGAATGTAAAAGGTGACGAAGGCAATCAGAACTTCAAAGGTGATGAAAAGCCCGTTGCTAAAGACCCATTAAAAGCACTTGCTGAAAAGCGTGCAGCAGCATCTAAAAACTAATCAACAATCACAAAACCAATAAAAACCAAGAAAGATGGCTAACTTAATAACCACAGTACCTACAATTACAACCGACCAAAACGAGTTGTTTCTAAAGCCGCTTATTAACGACCCGTTAATCACGCAGCTACCTTTTAACTTTGTATTTGGCAATATGCCGCGCTCACACTTCTACAATACCAACGTAGATAAAATTATGCGCTCAATTACGAACTGCGCGCCCGTGTTCGCAGGTTCAGCCGAAATTAGCAAAAAGACACTTACTCCCGTTGAAATCCAAGCTAACGTTGAACAATGTTACGATGTGTTCTTCAACAAGTTTTGGGGCGGTGATTTGCCAGCAGGTGTTCAGATTGGTGAGCTTACTCCCGAAATTACGGACTTCATGCAGACACAGCAAAACTACGCTTTCAACCGCGATTTGTTGAGCTTGTTGTTCTTGGGTGATGAGAACATTTCTGAATCAGAGCCATACTATTCTTTGATTGACGGTATTTATACAAAATTGAAAGCTGGTGCAGCCGCTACCGATGGAACTGTAGATGTTGGCAGTATCGTTGCAAATGATTTGAACGCGACCAATTTCTTCGGTACAATGAATGAAATTTACTTGGCTCAAACAAGATTGCTACGCGGTGTGCCTAAAGCATCTAAGCGTTGGATATGGACTGAGGCGGTTTATGACCTTTACACTACCTACCTTGAAACAGCTACTCAAGGAACAGCAGGTGTGAAACAAACCGAATACGTTGTAAACGGTGTTGATGCAATGACCTTCAAAGGTATTCCTATCGTAGTAGTGCCGATTGTAGATGAGCGTTTGGAAACAGACTTCACCAACAACAGCGGATTACCTGAAAACCCTTACCGTGTAATCTTGACCGCGCCTAGTGAGCATACAGTTTACCTTGACCAGCGCTCTTTCCTTAATAACCGTTTGTGGTACTCAAATGACGACAACGTTGTAAGATTGACTGGTCGCGCAACTATCGCTTACGAGTACGGCTACGGTGAATTAAACGTAATCGCAGGATTCTAACTAAAATTTAAGGGGGTGTAAAAACCCCCTTCACCTTTAAATAAAAATAAGTCATGTCAGTTTGTGTAGAAATAATTAAGGGGTTAGCCAAAAGTTGCGATAACTCCAACATGAAGGGAGGTACAAAAGGAAAGGTATGGATAACACAGTTGTCATTGCTTGACCCTACCACACCATTCACAGAACAATCAGATGCAAATGAGGACGGTGTTGTTATCCGTGCTTTTAACTTCGCTCAAAGCGGTTCAAGCTATGCCTTGCAAACATTTGAAACAAAAGCAGAGCGAAACAGCTTCACAACAGAGGTAGAAGTAGGAACAAACTTTAACGCCCGTAACAATAATGCGGTGTTAGGATTGTACGCTTTCACTCAAGGCGAATTGGATGCTATTGATACTTTGCTCGATGTGGATGACGCAGTTGTGATCATGCAAGATAACAACGGACGTTTGGTTGTAATTGGTAGCGAAGAAGGCGCAAAACTTTCAGCCGCTTCATTCTCAAGCGGTGTGTTGAAGCAAGATGACACCGTTATCAATGTAACACTTACAGCCAACGAAAGCAAGTTGCCGCGTATCTTCAAATCAGCAGAAGGTGCAACACTTGCCCAAGATATTGCATACCTTAACAGCATAACAGCTAGCTAATGAAATCAACAGCCGAACTTGTAGAAGCAATTGCAAGTTTTAGATTTGATGCAACCAGCCCCGAATCTAAAGCGGGGCTAGTTGCTTTATATACCGATGTGTTTTTAAAACCATTCGATATAGGTTGTGGCGCGTGTTATCACGATGCGTGGCAGAAGCTGCTAAAGTGGAAACGCAACCAAATAAACGACAATTCAGAAATCAAAAAACAGTTTATGATTGAAACAAAATACCGATTTAAAAAAGGCTATCCAAAAGGTGGCAAAGTAACTATTCGCAGCAATGGCAGCTTAATCAATGTAACACCTGAAAACCTAAATGATTTTCTTGCTGAAACATTGCTTAACAGCCCTTACAAAGATATGATTGAGGTTATTGAAGTAACCGAAAAAAAAAGCGTAGAGCCTATCGTTTTAAAGGTAAAGCACATTGCATCAACCTTGACAGAGCCGTTGAAAGATGGGAGCGAACAAAGCGGGAATGTGAACGAGCAGGAATTGCCGTCAAACGATTTGCAGCAATCGAAGGAAGCGACCAACGAAGCAGAACAGACGCCTGCAAGCGAAGCCACCGCAACTGTATCGAAGAAGCGCGGACGGCCTGCGAAAGTTACCGCTTAATAATCGAGGACGATGTGGAGTTTGCAGATAACTTCATGGAGCGCCTAAATATCTGCATGAGTGAGTTACCAGAAGACTGGGACGTTCTTTACCTAAACGGCACAGAGCATAGTGTTAGCGGAACATATACCGCCAACCTAAAGAGGGTAAATGGTATGTGGGGCTGCTTTGGTTATATCGTAAACAAACGCGCTTACGATGCCATAATAGCGGGATTGGATAGCGGCAACGAAAGTGTAGATGGTTGGATGGTGGCGGCTGCGAAGCGAATGAATTTTTATAGAACAACCCAACCTTTGATTTATCATTTGGTTGGGTACAGTTACAGACAGGATAAAGAAGTGAACTATCACAGATTAGTAAAACGCAAATGAAGAACTTTTTTAAGACAGCATTTCTGAATAGATGGGTGCCGCGCCTTGAGCAAAAAGGAACGGGGCTATTATTTTACGGTAAGAATAACTTGCTGCCCAACGATGTAATAAAATACATCAATGAAAGCGGTATTGCTAAAAATTGCGTTCGCACACTATCGCAGTTTATTCAAGCTGATGGTTTTGCTGATGAAACAATTGCAGCGTCAAAGATTGGTATATGGTCAATGGATAATCTGTTGGTGAATGTAGCTACACAATACAGCTATCACTACGGATTTGCCTTTTATGTGTATCGCAGAGGTGACGGTACAATAGCAAAAGTAGAGCCTGCACCGTTTGAAGCTATACGCAAACTAGATGAAGGCGACTTTGAGGTAAATGTAACATATGGGCAACCAAACTATAAAAAGGATTACGCAAAAAAACACCCTCCATACAGAGGACAAATAGTGCCACTAGCTGAATTGCAAAATGATTTGGTAGAATACGAAAAGCGCCCCGAAATATTTTACAGTTACATAAAGACACCTGACAATCCTAACTATCCCGTGCCTGACTTTTATGCAGGGATTGAGGACATAATAACCTCAAGTGAGTTGTGTAAGTTCGACCTTGAAACGGTAATGAATGGCTTTATTACAAGCGCTATTCTTACTTTGATTGGAGAAATTGACGATGAAACAAAAGGCACTGATAACTTAACAGACCTTGAAAGATTTGAACAACAATTAAAACACTTCACTGGCGAACTTAAAGACCGTGACGGGTTAAGCGGACGCAATAGATTATTGCTGCAATTTGCACCTACACGCGATGCCGTGCCCGTGTTACAACCATTCGATGCGAAAGCTATTTACGATGCAAGCAACACCAAAAGGGATGTGATTGAAAGAAGCGTTTGCCGTTTGTTTGGTATTCACCCCGTAATTATGGGCTATACCGATGCCGCTGTATTGGGTAACCAACAAGCATTGAACAACGCGGTTGCATTGCTTAACTACAAAGTGAACATGATACAGCGCCACATTTCATCTGCTTTCAATGAATTATTTGGTGAAGAAAAAGACTTCACCATTACCACGTTTAATCCTTTCAACTACATAGCGCCTGAAATATTTAATGTACTTACTGAAGATGAAAAGAGGGCAACAGTAGGTTATGCACCTATAGAACGTGCAATACCTACAGAGGGCGATAAAATACTTGAAGTGCTCAACGGTTTAAGTCCGTTGCTTGCTACTAAGGTGATTGATTTGATACCTAAACAAACTTTATTGGATGCATTGGGTATTGAAGGCGAAGTTGATAACACTCAAACCACTAGCGATGTTCCTAATCAATAAAGATGACTTTTCTTATTACGTTCAGTTTAGCGCAAACTACTTTGCTGAGCAGTCAAACTTTCATATTCGTGACGCGCAGCAGATAGATTTGCAGCCTATCATGCCAACGGGCTTAATTGATGCTATCACAGCACTAATAAAAACAAATCCGAAGGCATTTGACCGAAATAAAACCTATGCAGAAGGTGACATTTGTTTTACGTTTGATGCTGAAGTAAAAACGTATTACAAAGCATTACAAAGCACTACCGAAAAGCCACCAACTTCCGATTGGGCAGAACATGAATTGCTAAACTTTTGGCAGCAGTATGTAAAACCATTGTTGGCGGTGTATGCTTTCAAGCGTATTACAGTTGAAGCTGGTATTCATGTTGCACAAAGCGGATTTAGAGAGCATTTAGACCCTACATCAACAGAAATAAGCAGCACGCGCAGGGCAGAGATGTTGGGCCAGAATGACACGCGAATAGGATATTACAAGCAAGCCTTAGAAAATAAGCTGAAAGACGTGGACAATACATTTGACGGAGTGCAATACACTACCAACGATTGCAAAACGGGTAGAGGGCGCACACGAATTATTGCAGTAGGGGCGAAAAGAGTTTACACAACCAAAAGAGATTACAGAGATGAATACAATAATGACTGGTTCTGATTTTCCGATGACACTAACATTGAAAAATGCAGACGGCACGGCAATAGATATTGATAACTTAAACACCTTGCAAATCCTTGTTTACCAAAAAAGGGAGCAAGTTATCCAAAGTTGGAATTTGGACGCAGGTGTTACAGTGGTAGATGCTAATGAAGGTGAAGTGAGTATAATTCTCGACCGTTCCAACACGGCAGGACTTGCCGAAAAGCCGATGTATATGGAGGTTATATATGGCGTTGTCAATAGCGATGCTGAAGATGGTGAATTATTAGTAAGCAGCGCCCCGAAATTGATTGCTAACGTTGTAAATTCCGCCGCCAATGACTGAGATTGAAGTAACAATTACGCAGCCTACAATAGAAGTTAAGTTTGAAAGCACGTTAAATACGGGTGGTGGCGGTGGCGCTGTTGATAGTGTAAACGGGCAAACGGGCGTTGTGGTGCTAACTACAACCAATATTGAAGAGGGAACAAATCAGTATTTTACCGATGCAAGGGCTATTGCCGCGCTTGCTTCTACATTGCTTGATTATGTAACCACAACGGCACTTAATACAGCCTTGAGCGCTTATGTAACCGCTGTGAGTTTAGCAAGCACCTTAGCGAACTATGTAACAAATAGTTCTTTAGCCACAACGCTAACAAATTACGTTACCAACAGCAGCCTTGCAACTACGCTTTTGGGCTATGCTACAACATTGGAGTTGGCAGATAAGCAAGATAAAAGAATTGTCGTTAGCAGCAACACAACAGCGGTAATTGACGGTGCTTATACATTGGTAGCAAGCGCAACATTTACAGACCCCACACCTGTGGAGGGTAAAGGCTTTAGTGTGTTGATCCGAAACGGCACGGCAACTATCGGAGGTATAACATATAGCACGGCAGGCACAACAGTTTGGCGTGTGTTTCATTCAGGTTCATGGGCGAATTATGTTAATCAATTGTCATTAGGATTTACACCTGAAAATGTAGCCAACAAAAGCACAACAACAACACTAGGAAGTAGCGACACGCTTTATCCTACTCAAAACGCGGTTAAGACTTATGTAGATAATTTATCATCAAAAATAGCAAACATTGATATTTCTGTTACTGAATCAAGCACATCTGCAAACGCAACAGAAGTTTTATTACGGGCTATACCAATAACAGCGAATACAATAGCAAATGGCGATTGGCTATATTTAACTTCGTTAATTAGCACATCGCAAACAACGGGGAATATAAGTATTTTTATTAGAATAGGAACAAGCGCAAATCCTGCTTCAATATCAAGCGAAACTTTAATATCATCAATTTTAAATGCCGCATCTGCCGCAGGTGGTAGATTTCAGCCAATAGATACACATTTAGTTGTAGATAACAATAATATTAAAACAGCGAACAATCTTACCATTATGAACCAATTTAACGGTGTTCAAGTTGCGGCAACAGCATTGCCACCTTTAAATGCAACTTGGTATATTTATATTTCAGCTAGTAAAAGCGTAGCAGGTGGAACGATTACATTTTTTGGAAATAGATTAACAAGGTTTAGAACATGAGAATCATAACAGAAAATTTCGGAGAATATTTAGGCAGTTTTTATTGCGTAAATGAAGGCAGCAGGCTGTTAGTGTTTGAAGATTATGCAGAATATGAATATTATCTTAATTCGCTAAATGTTTGGAGCTTTGATAGTTGGAAAGCGCAGGTAAATGAATTGCACAACAAATTATTTGAAGGGTATTATTTGCCTTTGCGGTATGAAAGTGAATCAGACATAGCGCTGACAGCATTGAATAGCGCAAGATTTGCTCAAGAAGCGTTAGAGCTGGCTAAATGGCGTAATGATACCTATGACATAATTGATGCAGTTACGGAAGCTGAAGCGCAAGAGATAACACCACAAGATTTTATTAACACATTGCCAATTTTTTATGTACAAGAAGAAACCGAAGATTAAAGGCAAAGCGGTTAAGCGCAAACAGAAGCGAACACCTAAAAAAGAATATAACGGACAAGGACGTTAAAATCAGATAGTTGTAACTTAAAAACAAAGAAAAAGCAATTCAATAACAGATGAAAAGTGTAGAAATGTAGCCTTTAATAAACACCACTTTTGCGCCATGCAAGAGGTGTTATTGTGGCTATACTTTACCTTTCATACAAAACATGAAGATGTAAACATGAGAGAAAGTTATGAGCAATGGTTAGCAAAGTATTCATTTTTGGCATTAGCGGCATTATGCACATTCCTTAGCCCAATAGTGCCAACATTGTGCTTTGTTGGCATGATTAGCGTCATTGATTTTGTTACTGGTATTATAGGCGCTAAGAGCAAAGGCGAAGAAATAAAGAGCAGCAAAATGATACGCAAGTTTTATGCTGTTATGGCTTACTTTCTAGGTATATTGATTGCGCACATATTAGAAGGCTATTTTGGGGATGTAGTGCCAATGACTAAAGCGGTTGTGGCTATCATTGCAGTAACCGAAATTCAATCAGTACGTGAGAATATTACAGCTATCACGGGTGTAGATATTTTAAAGCCATTGGAGCGTATCTTAATCAAAAAATCAGAGCAGGAATGAGAAAAATATTCATAAGCGCAGGACATACGCGCAAAGGTGCAGATGCAGGTGCAAGTGCCAACGGATACAAAGAGGGTGATTTAGCGGCTGAATTGCGCGACTTAATTGTTGATGCCTTAAAAGCATACATGATTACTCCTATTGTAGATGACGATAAGAACGCGCTACAGCATACTATAAACACATTCAGGGCGCTAACCAACCCTAGCGCAATATTGCTCGACATTCATTTCAATGCAGCCACACCGCAAGCGAAAGGAGTAGAGTGTTTTATTCCTGACACCTATACTAACTTTGAGCGCGATTTGGCTAAAGATATTGCAGAAGACATATCCGAAATACTTAACAGCCCGTTGCGTAGCGGTCAGTTGCGCGTGGCAGGTGTAAAGCGCGAAAGTGAAAGCGCACGAAAGCAACTTGGATGGATGCGATTGACGGGCGAAAATGTGTTGATTGAAGTATGCTTTATAACAAACAAAGATGAAATTGAGAAATATCAATCGGAAAAGACTAGAATTGCAAAGGCAATAGCATACACACTTAACAAGTACGCAACCAAACAATAGGCTTATGCCAAAACCAAGCATCAAAGGGGGGAAGGTAAAAGAATACATTAACCGTTTCCCGAACGCAAGCAAGCGAACACTAGCTGAAAAGATATTCAATGAAAATCAGTTGATGTTTAAAGACATTGAGGACGCTCGAAGTTTAATAAGATACTACACGGGCACTCACGGTAACGGCCAACGTAAAAAAGTAAAAGAGCCTATGAAAATGGATGGAAATTTTAGCTTTGATAACCCATACGGATTACCGCCTTCAGATGAAAAAAAGCCCGTTGCCTATGTGATGCCAAAGGCTAACAATAATATCCTTGTTTTAAGCGATATTCACTTGCCTTACCAAAATAACGAGGCTTTGACATTAGCGCTTGACTACGGCAAAAAGCACAACATAAACACCATTCTATTGCTTGGTGATATAATGGACTTTCATAAGGCTAGTTTTCACGAACAAAATCCAACAGCACGCGACCTAGCCTATGAGTTTGAAATTTGTCGTCAGTTTTTAGATGTGCTGGCAAAGCACTTCCCAACTGCCAAAATATTTTTTAAAGAGGGCAACCACGAAAAGAGATGGGAGCGTTTTTTACGGGTTAAAGCGCCCGTTATTTTGGATATGAGTGAGTTTAGGTTGCCCGTTATTCTTAAACTTCGTGAGCGCGGTGTTACATGGATACCCAACGCGCAAGTGATTAAGATAGGAAAGCTACACGCTATTCATGGCAATGAATACAAAGGCGGAGGCGGTATAAATGCAGCCCGTACTTTGTGGCTTCGCGCAGGCGAAAGCACTATTTGCGGTGACAAACATAAAACGCAAAGCATGATTAAGACTAATATCAGCCGCAGTGTGCAAGGAACTTGGGTTATAGGCTGCTTATGTGAGCTTAACCCAGAATATTTGCCAATGAATGAATGGTGTTTGGGATTTGCACACATTACAGTTCAAAACAACGGTGATTTTGAAGTTAGGAATTTACAGATAACAAACGGGAAAGTCTTGTAAAATGAATGATAAAATAAACCCTTCGCATTACAAGCAAGGCAAAATCGAGTGTATTGATGCGATAGAAGCAGCTACAGCCGAAAAGAAGGGATTGCAGGCAGTATGCACTGCCAACGTAATTAAGTATATTTGGAGGTGTGAACAAAAGAACGGATTGGAGGACCTAAAAAAAGCACAATGGTATCTAAATAAAATGATTGAAGATTATGTGGCAAATAACATTTGAATATCAGTGTCCTATTGCACTTAGAGATGTGCAAATTACGGTCTATGCTGAAAATTACGATGACGGACTTACTAAAGCGGTGCAACTTGACGCGCCTGGATTATTT